CCAAGGCTCCTGGTGCCCTTGCACTTGCTGACACGTTCGGGTCGCTCACAATGTGGATTCCGAACTACGCGAATACCGCGAACTTCAAGCAGGTGCTTATCAGCAACGCTTTTGAGAACGACTCCACAACCGACTATCGGTGGGAGGTGCAGCAGATAGCGGGATTGTTTAGTTCAACTGCGGCAATCACCGCGATTGGAGTGACCTCCCGAAGCGGTTTAGGCGACATCGCGGAGTTCAGCACGTTCACCCTATATGGAGTTACAGGAGCATAGTTATGGCTAGACAGAAGGTTGTCAACGGGGTCTACTACGACCTGACAGCGGAAGAAGAAGCAGAACTGACGGCACGGGCTGAGGCCGCCGATCTGGACATGAACATGGTCAGATCGCAACGCAACGGGATGCTGGCAGCAGCAGACTGGACACAGTTAGGTGACGCAGCGTTAGGTGACCACACCGCTGAGGAATGGGCAACGTACCGCCAGTCGTTGCGGAATCTGCCGTCGGTGTACAGTCGTGTGTCTGAGGTTGTGTGGCCGTTCGATCCGCCAGCACAGGTCGTAGAGGATGCCCGTTTGGCGGCGCTGGAAGACTAATGGCTATTGACTATCGCCAATCCGGCATCGACTATCGAAGTACCGTTTATTCCTATGAGGGAATACAGGTTCATGCGATCACGGGTGCGATTACCGGTACGGGGACTGTCACAGCATCAATAGTTGAAGTTGCTTCTATAGCCGGTGCGATCACTGGTACGGCGACTGTTACGGCAGCGATTGTTGAGGTTGCGTCGATTGCGGGTGCGATTACTGGCACGGCTACGGTTACGGCAGCGATTAAAGAAGTTGCGTATGTTGCTGGGGATATTACGGCTACGGGTACGGTTACTGCTGCGGTTGTCAGGGAACGGCAGATAACGGGTGCTATTACAAGTACGGCCACGGTAACTGCTGCTATTGTCGAAGTCGCATACATTGAGGCTGATATCACTGGTACGGCTACTGTTGTTTTGGCTTCTCTTATCCGCAAGGTTCCTCAGCCAGAATTGACACTTACTGTGAATAACATTACTGGTAGTAGCAACGCGGAAGAACAACAGGATACTTTGACACTATTGGTGGGGGTCTAATGGCTACATACGATAAAGGCGACCAAGTACGAGTCACCGCTACATTCAAAACGGCGGGAACGGGGGTTGCTACGGTTGCTACCGCCACGCATCGCCTACCGGACGGTACTGATAGAAACCCCGCTCCGACAGTAACCAAAGGTAGTGGCGCTGCGGATAGCGGTATCTACTATGCCGACATTTCCTTGGAGCAGATCGGCACCCACACAATCAAGATCGCTAGTGCCGATGTTGTGGTTGCCGCCGAAACGATTGAGTTAGTGGTAGCGAAGTCGATCTTCGACCACTCATAGACCACCCCGGCCCATGACTGATACTCCGATAGAACAGTACGGCGGCAACGTCAGCAAAGTCAGGGGCCAGCAAACCCGTGACCTGTTCCTCGCAGGGCTAGCGGAGCATGGGATTATTAGTAAGGCGTGCATGATTGCTGGTGTCACCCGGTCGGCTTACGATAAGTGGCGTCAACGCATCCCTGAGTTCAGTGAGCGTGCTGACGCTATCAGAGAGAAGGCTCTCCGTGAGGGCGGCAAAGAAGATTGGGATGGCACGTTCCAAAGTTTCCGAAGCAAGTATTTCGGGCATTCTTCCCCGTGGTTCCATATTAAAGCCATCGAAGCCTACGAGAATACACCACCCGGCAACATCACTCTTATCTTGTGGCCTCCGGAGCACGGTAAGACCACGTTGGCTGAGGATTACTTCTGCTACAAACTGGCTACCAACCCCGAGTTCCGGATCACGGTCGGTTCTGAGGGGCAGGACATGGCCCGTAAGATTCTTGGGCGTATCCGTTCCCGTATGGAGCCTCAGGGTCCGTTCCCTAGTTTTGTGGCGAAGTATGGCCCGTTTGTTCCCCAGAATGCGTCTGGGCGTAAGACGGCGCAGCCTTGGGGTGCTGATTACTTCAGTGTGAACAAGAAGAGTAGGCATGATGAGCGTGATTATTCGATGGTTTCTTTGGGTTGGCGATCTAAGATCGCTGGTACCCGAACCGACCACCTACATATTGATGATATTCAGTCAAGGGTTTCTCTTAACCTGACCGAACAGATGTTCGAGATTTTCCGGCAGGATTGGTTGACTCGCCCCGGTGAGAAGGGGCGTACCAGCATTAACGGTACCCGTGTTGGTGAAGATGACTTCTATGAGCGGGTGATGAACGAGATCGATGGTGACATCCTTCGGGTCATCAAGTTCCCGGCGATTGTCACGAATGAGAAGGGTGAACCGGAACCGTTGTGGCCGGAAATGTTCTCAATGGAGGCGTTGGACCGTATCCGCCGCAAGGTTGGTGAAGAGGCGTGGTCCCGTAACTACATGCAGGAACCTAGTTCGTCTGCTGCGGCAACCTTCACCGATGATTCTATTCAGAAGTGTCTTAACCCGTTGAGGTCAGTGAACCATGAACCGCCTAAGGATTGTTCTGTCTATATTGGGGTTGATCCCGCTCTTGGCTCTAACAATTGTGTTATTGCTGCTACACCGCACGAAGGGAAACTTAAAATACTTTTCATTCGGGAAGATACTGGGCTAACCCGTAATGAACAGATCCTCGGCATTGTGGAGGAGGCCGTCCTTCAGTGTGGCCGGAATGGTAGCAGCGTGTCGGATGTCATTATTGAAGCGATGGTGTTCCAGAAGGGGCTATCTCGTGACGAACGCCTGATCGAAATGACGCAACGGTACGGGTTCAGGGTGCGGGAGCATCTAACCGGTATGAACAAGTATGATGAAACGATTGGTGTCCCATCGATGGCGTTATCGTTCATGCGTGGCGAGATCGATATCGCATACGCGGATGATCCTTCGACCCGTCACCAAGCGGATCAGTTGATCCGGCAGTTGAAGGCGTGGCGGCCTTTGAAGCGTGGAACGAAACTTCGACAGGATCAGGTTATGGCCCTGTGGTTTATCTGGATCTTGTATCGCCAGCGCAAGCAATCATTTGCTTTGGATACTTCACAATTCAACTACAAGGGACTACCGTGGGGGTCAACTATGTCCGGCAGCAAGGTGTTTTGATGTATACCTTTGATGAGATCGTTGGGATCGTCAAACAACGCCAGCAGAATGGGTCTGCTCTACTTCAGCGGATGTTGGAAGTCAAGGAACGATACAACGGTGATTATGTTATTCCGATTCCTTCTATGGAGGGGGAACCGGTTCTTCCTCCGCTGACACCTGCTCTTATTTCTGAGAACATTGATGCGGTGGCGCAGCGGGCGGCGTCAGTTATGCCGTTCATTGGTTGCCCTGCTGTTGACGGCTCCAAGGAGCGGGGTGTCCGGTCACGCGAGTACGCTGATATCCGGCGTAAGGCGTTGGCTGCGACATGGTACCAGTCTAAATACAAGGTGAAGATCAGGCGCGCGTACCGGCATTTGGCTGGGTATGCGACTGCGTGTCTAGTCATTCATCCTGATTTCGACAGGGGTATGCCTCGTATCGATGTGCGGGATCCTCTCGGGGTGTACCCGGAGCCTAAGGCTTACGAGGATGTCGATCCGCCGATCAACGTCGGGTTCATTCACGGTAAGTCGGGGGCGTGGCTACGTAACCATTACCCTGCTGCTGCTTCTGAGAACGGTGGCCCTGTTCCTCCTGATGAGAAAAGCAGGCAGGAACTTTGGGATGTTGTTGAATGGGTTGACTCGGAACACATCGTTATTGGTATAATGGGTCCGCGTTACGAACATTACAATCAGGTTTACGGCCATCATTCTGCGACTATGGAACTGTCGCGTGCGCCAAACAAGGCGGGGATGCCTTGTGTCATCACGCCCGGACGTGTAACGCTGGATAGAATAGCATCATCCATTTCCAATGTTGTCGGCATCGTTGATTTGATGGCGAAGATGATGGCTTTGGAGATCATGGCGCAGGAGAAGGCAATCTTCCCTGATCGCTACATCATAGGTCGGTCGGGTCAGGTGCCGATGATCGTTGGCGGCGAGTGGAAAGATGGCCGCGAAGGTCAGGTAAATGTCCTGCTTGACGCTGAACAGATCGGAGAACTCCGGTCGTCACCTGATCCGTCCACCAATCATGCAATCGATCGATTGGAGCGCAATGCGCGAATCTCTACCGGAACAGTACCTCAAATTGGTGGTGAGTCATACGGGGCTTTGCGTACCGGACGAGGTATCGACGCCCTCATGGGTGCCGCCATGGATCCGCGCATTCAGGAAATGCAGGAGATTATGGAGGCTCATCTTCCTTATATGAACGAATGCATTCTTGCTTCGTATAAGGGGTACTTCGGTAGTAAGAAGTTCTCTATGTTCACTGGGTACCCCGGCGATTTCGGGCAGGTTGACTTCACACCGAATGAGCATTTCGAAATCTTCGATAACGTGGTGTCGCATTCCATCCCCGGTGCTGACATTCAGGGGACTACAATCCAGTTGGGGCAGTTGCTTTCTATGAAGGGCATCAGCCTCCGTACTTTCCGTACTAAGCACCCGTACATTGAGGATCCGGAGATGGAGGGACGCCGTGTCGATGAGGAGCAGTTGGAGGAGGCGGTTATGGCCGCAATCCAGCAGCAGGCTTTGTCGGGTCAGTTGCCTGTTCTGTATGTCTCTAAAATTGAGAAGCATCGCAAGAAGGGTCTTGATATCTTTGAATCCATCGAAAAGGCGGATGCTGAGATACGGGCGGAGCAGGCTGCTGTAGCACCTGCCCCGGAAGAGGGTATGGCTATGGCCCCGGAGCAGGCACCCGGTTTGGCGGCAGGGCCGCAGGGTATGGGGCCGCAGGGGCCTCCCGGTGGTGGCCCC